ATTTGCTGCGAAACAGCAGATGGCAAAACGGTTGATGCGATTAGGGGTGAAGGTGTTGGAGCGCGAGATAAGGCCAAAGCCAAGCAAGTTGCCAAGCTATTGGGTAACCCAAACAACTTCCAGAGCAAGTATGAGTTCTGGTATCAGTGGCTTATGTGGTACGAATTGTCTGGTGAAGCCTTTACCCTGTGGTGGAGGAAGGACCAGAACAGTTCTACAGAGACTCCGCTAGAAATGTATGTGTTGGATTCAACGCTTATTGCCGTAAATATCACGCCTACACGTTATCCGACTTTCCGACTGTCTACGCCTAGCTATGGTTTCAACAAGGACCATGAGTTCAAGTATTTCCAAGTGATGCACGGCAAGGAAATGGCTTGGCAAGGCTCTGCTGGCTTTAACAAAGCTATTTTGGCGACTGAATTGGTTGGCCTTGACCAAGACATTGATTTGTACGCCAACTTTGTCATGCAGAACGGTGCAAAGCCCTCTGGTATGTTTGTCACCGATCAGGTTATTCCTGATGGCAAGTACAAAGAGATCGCAGCCCGTCTGAAAGAGGCGTGGAACAACATGACAGGCAGCAAGACCAGTGACCCAAGCAAGCCGGGTCAGGGTATGCTGCTGGATCAGGGCATGAAGTATCAGAAACTAGAGATGCTGACTTTGCAAGACACTGACGCTGCTGCTTTGAAGCTACAGACGATGCGCCGCATCTGTGGGTTGTTTGGTGTGCCGCCTTCTATGATCGGCATCCATGATGGCAAGTTCAACAACAGCCAAACGGCTTTGGATGAGTTCTACAAAACAACCATGTACCCGACAATTGTCAATATCCAGCAGAAATTGACGCAACATTTGCTTGAGGGTTATCCATCACTGTGTGTCGAGTTTGACACTAAGGATTTCCTGAAGGGCGCTCCTTTGGATCAAATGAACTTTGCTACTGCTGGCGTAAAAGGTGGAATAATGACACCCAACGAAGCCCGTAACTACATGAATTTGCCATCTATGGACGGTGGTGATGAGTTGGTTAAAGAGCCTGAACCTGCCGAGCCAATTGCTGGTAGCAGCCCTAAAGATACTGGTGGTGGCGGTGGCAATCAGACCAAAAAGATGAATATAGGCGCTACTTGATATATCATGTACACTGATACACAATATCTGGTAGCATTAGCCAAACAGGTCAAAAGACCTAAACAGTTGCCTGTACTTCTAGGGCAACGCCCTAAAATACAGGACAATAACCAATCCATTGCTTTAGGGGCAATCAATGAAGACATTGAATCTAATCTGCGAAGCCAAGCTAAATCTCAACGAGAAAGCCTCGAACGGCGAACCGTCTGGACAGATTGAGGCTCGCATTACGACTTGGGGCGCACGGGAAGGCGCTGATGGTCGCAAGTTCTTTTATAAGCCAGAAGGCTTTATGCAATGGGCCAAAGAGTTTGCCGAAATGGGCCGACCACTTCCCATGTACGTTAACCACAATGCTGACGCTATTCCCGTAGGAGAGTGGACAAGCATTGAAATGGATGACGATGGCATGAATGCTTCAGGTCGCTTGTTCCTCAACACTACTGCTGGTTCTGACTTGTACCAAGTAATGAAAGAAAGCCCCAATATGTTTGGCGGGGTTTCTGTTGGCGCTTATGCCGAAGAATATCAAATGGTTGATGCTAATGGCGAGGCAATGACCATTGGTTCTGCTGATCCATATGAAGATGGCTATTTCCAAATCACCAAAGGTGGTTTGCGTGAGACTAGCGTGGTCATGCACCCAAATAACATGAAGGCAGAAATCAAAAAGTTGGAATATTTTCGACCTGATGGCTCTGCTGATTTGAAAGTATTGGAAGAAGCCTTGCGGGATGCAGGTCTGTCCAAGCAGATGTCGGTTGCCGCCGCATCTGTATTCAAGACGGTAATTGAACAGCGTGATGCTGTTGAAAAGCCTATTGAAAATGCGCCAATTCAGAGTGATTCTGATGCGGAGGCAACCGCTGAAATTCTTGCTGCTCTTGAGCAACGTGAACTTCTGAAACTCCTTGACAAACGACTTAAAGGTTAAATCATGTCCCAAGTTATCCTCGAAAAACTGGATGCTATCGAAGCTAAACAAGCCGAAAGCATCACTGCTGTTGAAGCCAAAATCCCTGCTGCTGTTGAGGCTGTCAAAGCTGAATTCAGCGAGATGGTTGCTGCTCTGGAAGCCAAAGTTGCTTCTATCAATATGCCTGAGTTCATTCGCACACCCGCAAAGACTGTTCGCCAAGATGTGAACCGTCATGTGCGTGAGCAATTGTCTACTTTCTACAAAGGCAACAACCGTTTGGAAAAAGAACTGCAAATCTTTGCAGACGAAAGCCAAATGGATGCGTACTTGAAAGAAGCCTCTGCTCTGACCGCTGGCGGTGATGGCAAGGGTGGTCGTACTGGCTACGATCCTACCTTCACGGCTTTGCGTTTGATGAACCCAATGCGCGGTCTGTCTCGCACTGTGGCTACTGACGGTTCCTCGTACCAATTTCGTGTTCGCACGGGCAATCCGGGTGAAGCATGGGGCTATGGTATTCAGAACAACGGCGCAGCCACTACTGAAGACACAAGCATCTGGCAATTGGTTTTGCAAGACTTGAACGTGCAGTTCCCAATCCGTACTGCGGCATTGGACGACATTGATGGTTTGGAAGCTGTTGTTGTTGACGACATGCTGGCCTCCTTCAGTCAGAGTGAGGCACTTTCGATGGTGGCGAACAATGACCAAGTTGCACAAGGCGTGAATAACCCCTACGGTGGAACTAACGGTTTGCGCGGCCTTGATAGTTACGGTGGTTCTAACGCCACTTACACTGGTGGCACAACTTCTGCTGCTGCTTTTGGCACTTCTGGCACTGGTTCTTCAAGCGGTCTGCACTCGCTGGCTACTTATGACCAACTGACTTCTAACGTGAACACTGTTGGCTTGAACAACATTGCTTACAAAGACGTTATTAACTTGGTAATGGCTTTGCCGCAGCAGTATTGGACTCCAAACGCCAAGTTCATGGTCAGCCCAATCTTGGCTCAAGCTATTCGTGGTCTGCAAGACACCAATGGTCGTCCAATCTTCAACTCTACTGAGTCGTTGATTCCTGATGGCATCATTGGCAATATGCTTGGCTTTGATGTGGTGATGAACCGTTACTTGGACTCTCCTTTCCAATCTACAGTTGGCGCTGCTGGCACTACTAGCCTGTACCCAATGTACTTTGCTGACTGGAGCCGCTTCCACACCATCGTGGATCGTCTGAACATGGTTATGCGGAGATATGACCAGACGCTTCCAGGATTTATAACATTTTTTGGCGAAAAAAGGCTTGCCACAAGTGTTAGAGATCCAAACGCAGGTGTGCGTTATCGCTCGACAGGTACAGCCGCCTGATAAAACGGAGGGGGGTAATTCCCCCTCCTTTTTGTGCCAATAATTTAGGAACTGTTATGACCATTACCGAACGCATCCTGTCTGGAATTAAGCAAACATTGGAAACTGGCGAGAAAGTCACAATTGACTTGCGCGAGGCATCTGCTATCACAGGCTCTGGTGACGGGGTTGGTGGTCGTACCTTCTTTGACAACGCATTTGCTGCATTGCGTTTTGCAAACCCAATTCGTGAGATGTCGCGTGTTATCCCTGCATCTGGCTCAAGCGTTCAGTTTGTCGCTAAGACAGGTAATGCGACAAACTCCACAAACCCGTTTGGATACACGTTCACGCCTAACAGCGGTTCGCCAAACATCAACACATCTATCTGGCAACTGCCAACCCGTGTTATTTCTGCTCAATTGCCTGTGCGTTCAGCGGTTATGTCGGATGTGAACTACCTAAATGAAACGCTGGTCGAAGATTTGATGCTGGAATTTGCACAAATCGAAGGCGCTTCAATGGTTTTGAACAATGACCAAGCTGGTTCTACCACCACAATCAACGGCGCGACAAACGGTTTGCGTGGTTTGAATATGTACACCAGTGCTGTTTCATCTGCATTTGGTACAAGTGGCACAGCAATCACCAACGGCATTCACTCCATTGCTACATACACTCAAGCAGCAGCGGCTGTGTCGTATTCCGACATTACTGACATGACACGTTTGTTCCCTGCTCAATACTGGAATCTTCCCGGTACTGCATGGATGATGCACCCACAAACAATTCACGAACTGCGTAACCTCGGGACGGGTGGCGCGGCAATTAGACAATTTGCTGAAACTGGCGATGATGATGGCGGTGCTGTTGTTAATGTGTTTGGCTTTCCTGTCATTGCGAACCCAAACATCCAAACAACTGGCGCTGGTAACTTCAACATTTATTTGGCTAACTGGCCTCGTTTTGTAAGCATTGCTGACGTTGAAGAAATGACCATTCAGGCAATGGAACAGACAAGCCCCGGCTTCATTACCCTATATGCGGAAAAGCGTCTTGTAAGTACCGTGCGTGACCCGTTTGCTGGCATCCGACTTGTAGGTGTTTAAACCATGAGCGTAGACAACTATCAATATGCTGCGCCTTTTGGCGCTCAAACGCGCAATCCGTTTAACTATGCAAAGGTTGAACAGATTGGGCGTGATAGTGTCACGGCGTGGTTGACCCTTGATGAAATCACGCAACAACTAAACTTGTTTCAAGACGAAAGTCAAGATGCATATTTGTCTAGTCTTGAAGTGGCTACTAGACAGGCAATTGAAGATTACTTAGGGTTGTCTATCTTCCCGGTAAGCTATCGTGTCTGGTACGGCTCTGAAAGCCTTGTGGCGTCCCCTATTAGCTTTGATTTGCCTGAAGTCAGCCAAAACTTTGCTACTAATCAACCCGGCGTCACAATCAATTCAGTTGGCTATTGGAATGATGCGTTCCCACCTGTCTTTCAGACGCTTGCAAGCACAAGCTATTACTACGATGCTTCTGGCAACAAAGTAATTGTTAACAATTTGCCGACTAATGTTAATTCGGTGATGACTGCTCCTATCGTTGTTCAATACACAACTGTTTCCAATCCTTTGGCTGCTTACCCTGTCATCAAGCAAGCAGGTCTGTTGTTGCTCACGCACTTGTACAACAATCGTGCAAATGCGACAGAAACAAAGTTAAAAGACATTCCTTTTGGTGTTACAACGCTGCTACGCAATTACAAACCACTGGTGATGTGAAATGGCAATTGCTCGTTTTGAAAACATCAACATCAACAACCTGACTTTTACCAAGTCGGCGTTTGGTGAGTCTGCGACTGTTCAGGCATTGTGGTTTGCAACTCGGGCAAGAGTGGCTTCAGTGGCAAACAGCCTCAAAATTGCAGACAAGTATCGTCTGTATCAAGACATGATTAATTTCACAGTCAATTACACAATAAACACGAAATTGATAGTGGCAAATCAAAACCTCTATTCAATTACATATCGTGGGCAAGATTGGCGTATTGACAGTGCGCGGGAATCGGATGATCGAATGACGGTCATGTTCCTGTGCTATCGTTCTGACCCAGTTACGGCGGTCTAATGGCAGCACAATTAAACCCTGTTGTTTACGGTAGAGCCATCCAGTATCAACTGGCAAACATTGTCACGCCAGTGCCTGTGTATGCGGCATTTAACCGTAACTTTGCAACTCAGCCCAAGTTCATTACTTGGATGCTGCGTAACGTGCATCAGCCTGTATATACGGGGACACAGCAAAGCAACAAAGGCATTGACCGTCCTGTATTTCAAATCTCTATCTTTACTCAGCAGATTGAAGAAGGATTTACAATCTCAAATCAGATTCTTCAAGCCTTGCACGGGTATAGCGGCATCTTGGGCAGTCCAGCAGAAGGCTTTTACATCTCTAAAGCTGACGTTATGTGGCTGTATAACAGTTACAACGATGAGGAAAAAATGGCGCAAATCTTCTTGGACTGCACCATTGACATTCCTGCGTAATACAAGACAATTGTTCAACTTTTGAAGGATACTCAAAATGGCTTTACCAAACAAAATTCTCCCCGGTTTTACGGCTGCGTTGTACGCACAGCCCGGAGCCACACCTACTCCTTTGACTACTGCACAGTTGTCCTTGGTTGCAAGCGTGTCTCCAATTGCTATTAGCGCCAACATTGTTCCTGTCGAAGCAATCCCTGCTTTTGGCATGGACGATGCTGTAGCTAGTTTCTCTGTAGCTGGATCGCGTCAATCTGACAAGATTCCCGTTCAGGCTGCTCCCACTTCCTTGACCATTACGGCTGCATGGAATCCTGCTGACACCAACTTGCTGTTGATGCGTGCTGATGCCTATTCTGGCGTGATTGACCGCACTTTCATCATCTCGGCTACCGAGGGTGCAAACATCGTTTATTACGCCTTTAACGGGCGTGTAGGCCAGTTCCAAGTGGATGCCGCTCCCGGTGCAGAAGCCAAGGCTACATTCACTATCCATCCCCGTGGCAACCAGTACGGTTGGTCCAACAACGTATAAGGAGTCATCATGACTATTCCTGCAAAAGTTCTTCCCGGTTTTGCCGCATCGCTTTGGATGCAATCGGCTGCAACTCCAACTCCATTGACAACCGCTAACCTGTCTGTGTGGGTTGCTCAAGTTACCACCATTGTTGGCACTTCAGCCAACGGCACTGGCGCATCTGGTGTTGCTGTGCCTGTCGAAGCAATCCCTGCCTTTGGTATGGATGATGCGGTGGCAAGTTTCGGTGTTGCTGGCTCCCGTCAAAGCGACAAGATTCCTGTGCAAGCGGCTCCTACAAGTTTGACCATTACGTCTGCTTGGAACCCTGCTGATACAGCCTTGTTGCAAATCCGTTCTGATGCTTACTCTGGTGTTGTTGACCGCACTTTTGTGATCGCAGCAGTGGAAGGCACAAACACCATTGCTTATGCGTTTAACGGTCGTGTTGGTCAGTTCCAAATTGATGCTGCACCCGGCGCTGAAGCCAAATGCACATTCACTATTCATCCACGGGGCAACCAGTACGGCTGGTCGAACAACTGATGAAACTCTCAGACGCAATTGAGGCAATCGTGACCAGCTATGGCGACATTGATCTTGTTGCCCGTGGCATGGTGGTTGACGCTGACGAGCTTGCAAAAGCTACAGCGCAACCTGACACAGCAGAAGCCATTGCTTTGGCTTTGCTGAAGAAGTACAACGTGACTGCTCCCGTAGTGGTCATTGAAGAAGTTCCACCAGACACAACAGAGTAAAAAGACATGATAGTAAAAGACAGTAACGACCTTCTAAACTTCCTTGTAGCCCAATCCGATTCTTCAAAGAATTGGTTTGGGTTTCAACAACAGAGGATTACAGCGATTGCCCTTGCACACGACATTGCAAGGAATCACGCTGACAAGATGACTCCTGACGAGGTGGTGGATTACGCCATCAGCGTCAATGAGTCGATTTACCACAAGATCATTAAAGCCACACGATAAACCATGACAAAACTTACATCTGCCTTTGGCGAAATCCCCAATCTGCGTACTAAGTCTTTTGAGCTTGCTGGATACAACTTCAAGGTTCGTGTTCCGCTGACAAAAGAGCTTGATGCCATGCAAGATCGCATTGAGAAGTTTGACCAAGCCGAATATCAAAAACGCTTTGACAAGATGACTTCATCTTTCCGCACTGGCACTATTGATGGTGTTGTAGTGACGGAGGACGATGTGGTTATTGAAGGTCGGTCTACCAAAGAACTGGTGCAAACCATCTTGCAGATGGAAAACCGAATGGTCGAGTACATCAGGTTGTTAGTTCCTGTAAATGGAACGCTTGATGAAATCACTTATGAAGACATTGAAGCTGAGTGGCCTACTGCTGTTCAGTTGGAAGTCCTTGCCAAAATTTCTGAGGCTATTCAGCCCGGTTACAAGGACTCTCGAAAAAACTAATTTGGGACATTCACCTGCAAGCCAGAGCGTATGTTTACGCTCATGGTGGGTGTCCTGATGATGTTCCTGTAGACGATATGCGGAATATCGAGATTATGTTGTCGGATGGTATGTTAGGAAACAAAGCTATTTTGCTGGCTTTGAGTTCCTTGACCACAGGCAACTTAAACTCGAAAATACAGAAGACGACAAGACCGTTTACGATGAAAGATGTTCTTCCATCAACGCACGAATACATTGTCCCGCCGCTGACAAAGGAACAACAGCAAGAGCAAGCCAGCAAGCAGTTGATGGCATTCTTGACTACTAGACCGGGTTCGGAGGCTTATTTGAAAGAATAGTATGGCTACTTGGACTCCTGATGGCAAAAACAGGATGTTTCGCGTTGAGGGAATGGAAGACCTTGAGGCGAAACTTTCTGAATTGATGGAGTTCAATCGCGCCGATACTGCGGCAAGAGCTACCATTGTCAAGGCCGCAAAAGTAGCTATGCAGCCCGTTGCCGATCAGGTCAAGGCCACAGCGCCATACGACCCTTCACCACGAACAGAAAAAAGCCCAATTCACTTGCGAGACACTGTTCGATTAGACGCAAGAATTCCGACAAAAAGAGATCACCAGTCAATTTACGTCAATCCAACAGATGCAGCTATTGCAGTTGTGTCTGTCAAACGAAGTGCTGTATCTTTGGCTCAAGAATTTGGCACTAAGAAAATTCCAGCACAACCATTTTTGCGTAGAGCAATTGAGCAAAACGCTGAGTCAGTTGTAGACAGTTTCAAAACAAACTTTGCTCAATTCCTGACAGCATATGCGAATAAAATAGCGCAAAGGAGAAAATGATGGCTTCAAGTAATATTGCTCGACTTGGTATTGTTCTTGGCGTTGATACGGCAGAACTTGAAGTCAAGATTTCCAAAGCGAAAGAGACTTTTCACGGCTTTACCAAGCAAGTAGAGCGTGACTCAAATAGCGCGGCAAAAGACATTGTTGCTCTGCGTTATGCAACAGAAGATTACGGCAAGACGCTAACAAAAGTTGAGCAAGTTGAAAGAGAAATTAAAGCTGGACGGTATCAACGTGCTGAAGGATCTTTGATTGAAATTTTGCGTAAAGAAGCTGCTGCGTATGACGCAAAAGCTAACGCAGTAAAAAACATGGCTGGCGCTCAGTTTAAGATGAACGAGCAACAGAAGATTAACCTTACCTATCAGACCACTGATTTCTTTACGCAGATTGCATCTGGTCAAAGCCCGTTCATTGCAGCCATTCAACAGGGCGGTCAGTTGAAGGACACGATGGGTGGCGTGGGCAATATGTTCCGTGCTATTGGCTCTTTGTTCACTCCATTTAGTGTTGGCCTTGGTTCTGTTGCTGCTGTTGTTGGAGGTGTCGGGTATGCCTTTTACAAAGCCAAAGAAGACTTGGAAGAATTCAAATCGGCAATGACTTTGACTGGTGGTTTTGCTGGCGTTACTTATACTGGCCTGTTAAATCTTGGCAATGTACTTTCCGAAAAAACAAACGTAGCTATTGGAGATGCAAGAGATTTAATGCAGCAATTGGCTGCAACTGGAAAATACACGCATACATCCATGCAGGCTGTTGGTGAAGTTATTCTGCGTTTTTCCAAGCTTGCTGGTGTTGATGCTGCAAAAGCCGCTGAAACACTTATTCCATTGCTAGATGGAACAGCAAGTTCTGCAAAGCAACTGAATGACAAATATCATTTCCTGACGCTTGAGCAATACAAGAACATTAAGGCTTTGGAAAAGCAAGGTCAGTTGCAAGAGTCCATACGGCTGCAATCCACTTTGCTGAACCAAAGTTTTCAGACCTCACGGCGCGAACTTGGGTATTTTGAAGAAGGATGGAAATTGCTTGGTAAAGCCGCTTCAGGGGCATGGGATGCCATGATGGGCTGGGGTCGTGACGATAAAGGCCAAGATTTACAGAAGCTAAATAAAGAAATTGCTTTGGCTACTGCTGCTATGAATGCGCCTACTAATCGCATGACGCAAGCAAAAGATGAAAATCAAGCCAAGCTAGATTTATTGCTTGAGCAAAGAAAGTTGCTGCTGAAGTCTATGTTAATGGAAGACGAGGCTGCAAAAGCAAGAGCTAAAGCCGCAGCAAAAAATGCAGATGACATTCGCAAAGAAGACAAGTATGGGCCTATGGGTATAGCCAAGGCCGCAGAACTGGCAAAAGCAGAAGCAGAAGCACAATTTGCAGTTGCCAAACAAAGCGCCAATGAAATACAGATGCTTCAGTTAGACGCTGCCAAAAAGCTCTCTGACGCACAGCTTGAGATGAAAGCTAAAAACACTCAAGAAGACAATCAATTTGCTGAAAAAAATCTTCAAATATATCAATACAAGTCTATTGCGATTGCCACTGAAACCGCTGAAAAAATAAAGCAAATTCAGATTAAAAAATACATGGAAGAACAAGAAGAAAAACTTGCTTACCAAAAAGACATTGATGATGAGTTTGTTCGTAAAAGCAAAGCAAGAGAAACAGCAGATTTGGGCGCATACAACCAAACTGAAGAACTTGAATTTCAACGCAAGTCGCTTGAGCTTAAATACCAATTAATTTACGCAACAGAAACTGAGCAAAAGTTAGCGCAAATTTCTTTGGAATATGCAAGAAAACGCA